CTATTGCGCTGACTCTATCGGTACAACTCGTTTTATATCAATTCTTGAAAATATCATGTTGCCAATTTTGACTGTAATGATTTCTTGATTATTAATCTGCTCATTGATGCTCTCGGGATCGTAATCATCCACGTTGATCTCATAGGCTTCATTGTCGTGACAAGTAATTTTTACAAGCATTAAAAAGTCCCTCCTATCTGCGATTGAATAAACAACCTTGAAATAATATCAGCAGTGATTCTACCTAAATCGTTAGGCGTTATTGTTACTTCATGCCAGGTGCCACGTTGTATCTTACCGCTACTGTCTGTAGCCAAATAAGGAATGATGTCAATGTCCCTTCCTCTCACATCAGTTATCGGTACTAGATTACCATCTACTCTTATTTCTACAGTAGAAGGCCTTCTCGACAGCTCAAATATTCCGTGCTCAATATCATGAGTGTGGTCAGGTAATGTAATCTGATGAGCGTGGGCAGGGATATCAATTTCATGAGTGTGATTCGGGATATTAACTGTATGTTGGTGATTCGGAATTGTCACATCATGACTGTGACTCGGAACATTAAAATTATGAGTGTGGGAAGGAATAGACACTGAATGACTGTGATTCCCGCTTGATCCAGCAGTTCGGATGTTACCACCGCTCCCCATTAACTCTAATATTCCACCTGAAGAAGCACCCTGATATCTAAGGGTTCGAACGGGTCCTGATGAATCCACCTCGCGAAAAACCAAATGATCATGGTCTCCTCCAGCTTCACTTGACTGTGTAGTTCCCCCACCAGATTGCGTAGATGTTGCCACACCTCCTCCACTACTACTCGTTGCTGTTGTTCCTCCTCCACTAGAGCTAGTTTGGGTTGAGCCACCACCGCTCGATGTAGATTTAACCACAGCTCCTCCAGCAGATGTAGAATCCACTAAAGCCCCGCCACCTTCAATTGCGCGAGAATAAGCCCTGAAAGGTTCAATCTCATACGTGAGAGTCATAGTGTTAATGTTTACTAGACCTTCGTCTAAGTAAAATTTAATCTTCGCTGGATGCTGAGGATCAGCGTTATCTTGATAACCGTGACTATCAATATTGGTGGCACCATTGCTATATAACTCATTGATCTGCTGTCTACGTTGTAAATCAGCGTTTGTGGTACCGAGATTCTTACGGACAGAACCAATTTCTAACTGAATATTACCTGGATCGCCAGTGATATCAGAACGTTTTTCCTTGTTAATTCTCATATCAACGGTCGGCATATCGTCTACATCAATACGGACAACACATCCCACTCGTAGTTGATCCACAGATAAGCCAGTGATCTTAGAAACATCAGCAGCCGTTGTGGACCATGTGACGATAGCTTGTGCCATTGTTCTAATAAACCTTGTCCACTTGCCATTAAGGATTCAGCATCTTTAAAGCGTTGATCTGCCCACACTGTTTCAATGATTTCTTCATTAGGTTCACGTATCTCCAAATAAGGAATACCATTATTCACACTCTCAATCCCTAACTGATTAACACCCTCCCCTGCTCCTAATGGATAAATGCGGTTGTAAACAGACATTGGATCTTCTGTGACCTCAAAGCCTATCAGATTATAACCTTCTTTGATACGACACTTCGCTGCATCGTTTGGACGGACAAGATTCAATGTCCACGGATAGGTTTGTGTATCGAACGTCCAACGATATGGCTCGTTGAATGGCTTAGGTACACTAAAAAAAGCCGAAAGAAGCTTTTCGTTCTCCCAGCTATAATGAAATCGCCTGGTAAACTCAACCGATCCCAAGCGCCAATGTTTATGCTTTTGTCGTTCGATTAAATACTGCAGCACCTCTTCAGTAGTGTAATTACTTAGTTGGTGGTACTTAAATAGAGATGAGTTTAACAATGTGGCCAACACATGCTCACATTGAAACGTCACCTCTTTGGTTGATTCATTTTTAATTGTCTTTTTTGGAATGACACGGAACAAACCGATGTAACGATCACCGTCTGTGATTTCTACGTATTCAAGTAGCTTCACCTTATCTACTTTTGGATCATTTAAAGGCAGTGAAAAATGAGCTGTCCAAATTTGATTCTCGGTTAGATCATAGCCTATCTTGTAGGCATTTTCTAAGATGGACGTGGTTTGTCTGTTCACGTTCAGCGTTTTAATGATTGTAATCACCTCATTTCTAAAAAATAATAAGAGCCCTTTCGGACTCTTACTGTACTAAAAACTTTTTATGTTGCTCTCTCTTGCGTTCTTCTGTTATACGAGCGTATCTTAATGTTGTATCTGGATTGCTATGTCCGAGTAACTCTTGTACAGCAACTAACTCAGCTCCATTGTTCAGAGTTAAGGTAGCGAATGTATGACGCATTACATGTGGGCTGACCTTGTTTTCCAACCCTGCATTTTTAGCAATTTTAGCCACTTCCCGCTGAATACCTCGTTTTGTTAAACGTCTATAAGGTTTGCGGATCGTTACCATTAAAGCTTCGCACTCGTCTTCGCGGGCGGTTAAATATTTTTTCAAATGATACATAGCTTTATAAGAAAAATATACTTCTCGTTCTTTATTACCTTTACCGACAACTCGACAGCTTTTCTCTTGAAAATCAATGTCAGATATATTTAACTGATGTACTTCAGATAATCTACATCCTGTCGCATAAAGAACTTCTATAAATGCACGTTGTCTAACAGTCACACAGGCCTCTCTTAACATTTCTAGTTCCTCGATAGATAAAGCCTTTCCTAATCTCTTCTCAGTCTTAGGTGGCTTTAATTTAACCGTAGGATCACGTTGTATAATTTCTTCACCAGCAAGCCAAGAGAAAAAACTTTTTAAGACTGATAACTTCTTTCCGATTGTACTCATTTTCAAATGCTCGAACTTACCTAAATACACACGAATATCGGCTGCAGTGACATTCTCCGCTTTCTTCTTCACATGTTCTGCAAAAATTCGAAGATCTAACTTATAGCCATCTAACGTAGAAGGGCTTAACCCTTCCAATTTCTTTGTTGATAGGAACAATAGGATTTTTTCGGTTAGATCAGGATGGATCTCTTCATCATCGACCTGAGTGACATGATATTTTGTTACAATCTCAGACAATTGACTTTTTGTTTGCTCTACATTGATCGGCACTAATTCAGAGATAAACCCAGCGATTTCGGAAATTAGTAACTCACCTGCTGTTTTCATTAAATAACCACCTTTGTATAGTTTAAAGAACATTTGTTCGTATTAATCATAACACGTTCCGTTAAACGATACAACCAAAATGTTACTTTAAACGGTACAAATTTAATGATAAAATCTAATTGGAGGTGATTTCATGGAAATTACTATATATTTATCTGAAATATTAAAACAAAAAGGTCTTTCCCAGCGAGAACTTTCTCGAGAAACGAATATTAGATTAGCTTCCATTAATGAAATGTGTAAAAACGAAACCGTTAGGTTACCATTAGATAATTTGGCTAAAATTTGTTGTACACTCGAATGTGATATTTCTGATTTGTTAGTACTAACATGCAACAATAAAGAAATTTCTATAGGTGATCAAAATGAAACAACAAAATAGTGTATCTGAAATTTTTACAAGGTGCTTAAAACGTGATGGTTATACTTGTTGTGACTGCGGTGTCCAGACTAAATTAGAAATTCATCATATTCGTCCGGTTTCCCAAGGAGGGACAAATACTTTAAGTAACTTAAAAACTGTTTGTTCAGATTGTCATAAAAATAATTACAAAGATGTTCATTATCCAAAAGATAAATCTGTATTAATACCACATGAACAACGAGTAAAAACAAGATATGGGATAGATAAAACAAAAAATACTCAAATCCTAATAACTTTCCCCGATGAAATGGTTGATGAAATCGAAACTCACTGGCATGAGAATAAATTAAAAAATAGAAATGAAGCTATTAGAGACCTTATAGAGAAAGGACTTAAATTAAACAAATGACTACAATAGAAGATGTCGCCAAAGAATTAGAACAGTTTATTGGACATCATGATCTAGCAGAAGAATGGCTGCATAACGACATTGTGAAAATGAAGATAGCAATGAGTTATGATGATTGGCTAGATGATATTGATGATCATAAGCTTCACCTCACTTTAAAAGAGCATATCGAAACGTGTCTTGATGAACCAAGATACATCGGAATAGATGAAAAGCCCTAGCTAATAACTGGGGCTTTTTTGATGCTTAAATTAGTTGCGTGCAATGCTTGCATTTGCCCACATCATTACTTCTTCTAACTTAGTCATAGCTAATGATTTCTCACGGCTATCAGGTAGTAATGTGTCTAACGTATTCGCCAGATGTCTACACTCGTTACGAACTCCTTCGTGCTTTGACACCGTTTCTTGATCTTTAGGTGCATGGTATTTAAAATTGTTTTCGATTGATGGTTTCATATTATTTCCTCCTAAAATTTAAAGAGGCACCCACTAAGAGCGCCTCATTTCTCAAATATTGATTCTGTCTCAGTTTCGTCCTACTGTGTATCATCTTCTTGCAGTAGCTCATTTAGTAATTGCATCTGACCGTTCTTCATTAATATTTCTTCCTTGACTCCCTCTGCGTAAGAAGTTACTTTTCTATATTCTTCGTTCAACTTCTTCAAATCCTCTTGAACAACGACTAATTTATCTTGTAAACTCATAAGCACCATCCTCCTTTAAGCTATTAAATCTTTCCATACGCCGTTTTCGCAACCTCTAAACTTTCCTGTTGTTGTATTATAATAAATTAATCCGTCATGAGCTGTCGGTTCTGTTGATAACCTGCCAGGTCTAATACCTTCTGACACAATTAAACGCCCTCTCTGATCGACCGAAAAAACTTCAAGTGCTCCTGCTGTGGACATATAGGAGGCTTTTAACGCTGTGCTTGCAATATCTGTCTCATAGCTACCAATAAAAATCTCAGCACCGCCTCTAAGTCCTGTGAAGTCCTTACCGTTTAATCTAATTGCGGAACCCCCACGATTAGCCTTGAATTTCTTATCGTAGGAAATTTCTAAGGATTGGTCTTGTAATCCAACCACCGCATCTAATCCTTTTACTTTCAATCCGTCCGAAAACCGTCCTACTCCTGCATGGTCAACCGAAAATACTTCTTTAGCTCCCGTAGTAGACATGAAGTTATATTTTATCGACGTAGAAACTAAATCTTTGGTGTAACTGCCGAAAAATAATTCTAATCCACCACGCAGACCTGTGAAGTCTTCACCGTATAACTTTATTGCGCTCCCTGTTCTTGCTGATCCGAACGCATTACCGCCTGTAATCTCTATATACTCATGCTTATCCGGTCTTCTGATTGCTTCTCTTTTTGTGAAAAAGATAGGAACGTTCGACTTCATTTCAATTGGGTTAACTTCAATTCCATATGTTGGTTCATCACAACCTATACGAACAGAACCGAAACGAGTGTGCCATTCAGCGTTAGGGTCATAGTTAGGATTAAAATAAAAGATTTCACCCATGTTTGATTGTTTACCCGATAGCATGGTTAGACGTTTACCCTCACTGTCAAACCCTTCGAAAACATGAAAACCCCAACGACCTTTACCACCTTTTGAAACAAACATAGAATCTGTAGAAACGACACCTTCGAATTCTGACCATATACGTGTGGTACTCGTATTAAAACCATAGTTATATTCTTTTTCTTGCCATTTATCCCAATTAGGGTTTATACCACTTTTTGCACGTAGTTGTTTTAATAGGCTGTCAATCCCTATGGAAGCATCTTCATAATCTAGTTTTTGCATAGTTTGTGCCAACCGTTCACTATGCTCTTTGTAATCATCATCTAATCTTCTCTTTAAAGTTGGAGCTACAGAACCATCCGCTTTCACCCTAGCTTGAGCAGCTTCAACCGACGAATCTCCTTCAATAACAATCGTGTCCAATTGGATTTGAGTGTTTTCAGATTGAGACAGTGCTGTTGTAGACATTGACTTAGCCTCTGTTGAATCAACTTCCGCCTTATTCGCTGCATCGATCGCATCGTTTAACTTATCGGTACCTGTGCGTAATACATCATCATATTTAATTCGTTCTGCTGGCATCAACCCGCCTCCTATAAAAACTTGTCTCGATATTTTATTGATAGACTAAAATTTAAATTAGAACCTGTTATCTGCAATGAATTATCTCCACTTACAAACTCTAAAAAGTCAATTCCATCTAAAATAGTTTCGACTCCATTTCTTTTAACAGAAAAATCACTACCGTCAATAATCCAAGTGTCACTATTAAAATTTGGTAGAGTAATAGACTTACCATTTGCTGATAAAGTCACGTTACTTCCTGTCCCAGATATCGTAATAGTTGGCTTTATAAAACTGCCTAAAACTTGATAATTGATTGTTCTCGCTGATGTTACTTGAACAAGCCCAACCGCCTCGTGTCCATACGTAATGGATAATGAATTAAATTTCACATCTGTACTTCCCCAAGTTATCTCATCACTTTCAACGTTTAAATATTTATGTGGATCATAAGCCGCTAAAGGTAAATCAAATGTCGTGACTCCAACTAACCTGCTTGGGTTTATTTGCTGTGCCAATGTTACTTTGTAAAATTTATCTGGCTCATAATCAAACACAATCTTTACTTCTCTTGGCTGTCCTCTTTTATCAAGAAAAAAAGCAACAAGACGATTTAGGTCATGTTGCTGAATGATACGCTCCCCTGGTATAGCCAAAGGAATCGAGAAATGTCGCTCTCCTATCTCTGTACCAAAGTTCCAAAGACCAGATCGACCAGGAATAGCTAAGGTTTGTTGTTGTATACTAGGTGTCATAGGGTGGACATGATCAACCAATGGGATGAAATTCAAATCCTCAAATCTCACTGCATCATCCATCGTTAACATTAATACACCACCCTTCATTTCTTGCTATACGTCTCATATATTCATCTAACATTCTTGCTAATTCCTCGACATCCTCTTGGCTACGTACATTAAAGATGGCCCCGTTAAACAGACCTTCGAAGTTAATTGTCGTTCCATCGATCTTTCCTTCGTTGTTGCCAAATGAAATGCCGTCCGTATCAATCTTTGTAAACACATTCCCTGCTAGAGCATCCATCGCATGTTCTAACGGTAACCTCGCATTATCAATCGAGTCAGAGATAGGTCCCGCAAAATCCATTTTATGAATATCGCTTAATGGCCCTCTTTTAGCAGGAGAGAATGGCCAAAAATCACGGACAGTTCCAACAATATCTTCAACTACACCAGTAATCTTTCTTTTCATTGACATGATCCCATCAATAGCGGATTGGATGATTGCCTTTCCACTATCGTACAAGTTAAGGTTGTCAAAGAAGCCTTTTATATTGTCAAGAATTGAAGAGACTAATTGAGATGCATTTTCCATCTGATCATTGATGATGTTCTTCATTTCTCCAAAATCTCCCTGTACTAACGCAACAATAAAACGTGTCGCATTTTCAAAGGTCCGCATAAAAAACGAAAGAACAGCATCCACTATACCCTTTGCCATTTCTAAGTAAAGACGAATAAAGTCGGTCATATCTTTGAATCCGCTTGATACAGCATCGACAATTTTTAATACGATATCGATTAACCACTGAAACATGTTCTGGAACCATTCCACAATTTCTCGCACCATGTCTGGAATGATGGAGTTTCCGACAAGAGCCATATAGAGGCCAGTGAAGAAATCAAGGATTGTTCGGACGAAAGTCGAAAAGAAGTTTACTACTCCTTCCCACAAACTTTTCATTGCGTTTACCGCTGATTCTGACGCTTGCTGCCAATAAGACCATGCTCCAGAAAAATCACCAGTCAATAAAGAAATGACCGCATAAAAAACATTGATCAGCATGTCAGCAAAATTGATAACCGCGTCGATCACCGGAACTACGGCAGATACCACAGCAGCAAAAGTAGACACTAAAAGTCCTAGCGCTACAACTACCGTTCCTGCTATAGCAACACCAAGTGCTATTAGAAGAGGTTGGAGTGTCTCAAATAAGTTTTTCAGACTAGACCAAATTGGGCCTAATGAGTTCCAAAAATCTTGAAAGGCACCTTTGACAGTTTCAAATAAAGGAGCAAAGTTAGTAAAAACTTCTTCTGCTTTCGCCTTGATCAAGTCCCAGTTTTTATAAATAAGCACTCCTGCTGCCACTAAAGCTGCAAAGGAGGCAACGGCAATCCCTACCGGTCCAAATAGCAACCCTATTCCTTTTACTAAAGATCCAAATGAAGTTATAAGTCCGCCAATTATTTTTAGCGCTGGTCCGATTCCAACTAATATAGCTCCACCTATTGCAGCGCCTTTAATAACCAAATCTTGCATGCCAGGAGAGAGGTCATCGAACCTGACTTTTAACTCCTGTGCTTTTTCAATCATGTTATTAAAAGCTTCACCAAATTTCACACCTAAATCTGCCGCACTATCTGCTAAACCATCGATAAAACCTATTGCTTCACCGATAAGTGGTTTAATAGTAGAAAAGAAACCTCCTGCTTCACCACCAGCATCAAGAAAGTTTGCACCTACCCTGCTAATAGCGGCTCCAATATTGGCTATTCCTGCAGTAAAAGACTCTTCTCCCATTGTTTTAGCAGCGCCGCCAATATTCTTCTCGACGGCCGCTAAAAACATTTCAGAAGAAACCTTACCTTCTGCAGCCAAGTCTCTAACCTTTTCTGCTGATACTCCTGCTTCTTCCGCAAGCCACTGATAAATTGGTAGACCTCGATCAGAAAGCATCTGTAGTTCTCCATTGTAGGCTTTTTGAGCAGTCTGTACTTTGTTGAATATCGACCCCATACCAGACATCGAATCTCCTGCAATGGCAGCCGCGTCTCCTGTTAACGTCAAATACCTGGTCAATTCTTTACCTGGGTCAATTCCTGCTGCAACGGCACTCGCTGCGGTAGTTGCTGCTTCATCCATGCCATAACTTGTACCACGTACAGAATCAAGAGCAGATGACATAATCACTTCTACGCTCTTCGCATCATGCCCTAAACCTTTCAGTTTTGCTTGTGCGGTATCAATTCCAACCAATCGTCCAAAACCTTTAACTAATGCGACACCAGTTAAAGCACTGGCAGCGGCAACAGCTGGCATCGTGATGTTTCGCGTCAATGAATCACCAACACCGCTTATGCTTCTTCCTAATTGTTGAGCGCTGTTGCCGAACTTTTGAATCTCGGACTGAGCACCTTTGAAAGTGCCAGTAAGACCGTCCATATTACCTAAAATCCCAACTGTCAAATTGCCTAAAAGGCTCATACCCTCCCTCCTCTCGGTCGTTTAATCTTGGAGCCATGGCGTTTATAAAACCCTTTTCTATCTGGTTGATCACCATCAATTGGTTTCGGTTTTTCTTTTGCACCAAAAAGGCCAACCGCAATGCGATTGACCAAAATGTTTGAACTATTCTTTTCATGTTCAATTCCATAGTCGTAATACATAAAAATTTCTTCTATGGACATATGTTTAAGTAAGTACTTTGGAGTTGCCCAAGCGTACATTCTCCCCATTTGGGCAAAAATTCGCCCCAGCTCTAATTTGCGTCGCTGGGGCTCGGAGTGTTTTTTCCTTCTGGGTTCGTTTGTCCTTTCTGATTCTTTTCAGCTCGGTCACGGATTGGTTTCATGATAAACTCCATTAAAACTGTTAACTGCTCCATGCTCGTGTTCTTCACAAGCCAATCTTTTGTCACTTCTTCGCTTTGATTAGTAGCATTACAAATTTTAATCATCATATCGAATACCATAGGAAAGGACTCAGATGATCCAGATTGCAGCATCTCTGCTTTTTCGGCTAATTCCAAAGTAACCTCAGATGGAATTTTTGAAACATCAATTTCCTTTCCTGATAATTTGACGATCCGCTTCTTTGGTATGATCTTATCTAAATCTAAAATTTCTGGTCCGTTTGACATTATTCCAACACTCCTTGCTCATCATAAATTTCAAATAATTGTTCTCCGATATTACGTTTGCCGTCTGGTGTACCTACCATACGAATAGGCGTCATTGCAGGATCTTCTGAATCCGATTCTGGGAACGTAATGTTAATGCCAGATTCAGGAGTTGCTTGGAAAACTGTAATACGAAATTCTCTGTCTTGGTCATCATAGTTTGTGATACGAACCACTCTAGGTGTAAAGGTGCTGATACCACCACTTAACAAGCGAATCGCTTCAAGCGTTCCTTCTATTTGTTCCTCTGGGTTAGCAGGAACCGCAGGGATCGTCTCAACCTTGTCAATCCCACCACGAATCAATGCTAGTGTTTCTAAATTAATCTCCATCAAATCTCCGGCTAGTGCAGCCATATGGTTATTAACACCGACACGAATAACTCCAGCATTATCACTATTTACTCTGACTTCATCCCATGTCTCTTCAAAGACGACACCTCGCATGGCTCCTAAATCCACTAAATTTTCTTCTGTTTCTCCAACCTCAAATTTAGCTGAACCAAACCGGATCGCATTACTGTTTTGGACAGTTGTCATATTTCTTCCCATTTTATTTCTCCTCCTCTTCCAGTTCTGAAATAGTTATAGCTACTTCTTTTCCGTCAAAATGTTCTAACAAATCCGCAACGGCGATTTCATGAACACACAATTCTTCTTTTTCGTTCTTCTGTATTTTTCCATAAACGCTAATCATTTTTTATTCCTCCCTATAAATCATCTTAAAATCACTTGGTATATGATGTAATTTCGTATCTCTTTCATAAAGTTCAGGCAACCCAATCCAAACCCCTTGAATTACTCGTTTAGTGCCAATCGTGCCACTGTAACGATTCAAGATGTTCTTTAGTTCAGCTGAGACATTTTTCGCTTCAGTATATCGTGGAGAAAAAACTGAAAACTGAATCCGCGGAAATGAAACGGGAATATCATGAGCACTGTTCGGCATTTCATAGTAGCAAATGTATGGAGCTTTAACTCCCTCTGGTGCTACTTGAGGATATATACGATTACCGACCATTTCTGTAAGCGATTCATGCGTTAAAAGAAATGCCCTTAATTCATTTGTGAACATTCCCTCACCTACCTTGTTTTGCAATAACAGATCTAAGGCCAGCTATCAAATGTTGCCTTATTTTACGGCGACTTTTATCTAAAGACGGTCTCATAAATGGTCTTGCAGGCTGTCTACTAGTCCCTAGTTCATAAAAAGCAATGTAAAAAGGATCTTCTTTACCGGTCCCGTCCCCAATCACAACATTTGCATAGAAATAACCTTTTCTCGTTTCTCCAATTTCAATTCTCAAAGTATTCCTGGCTTTACTACTTTTAATGGGAACCCTCGCATCAGCTTCACGAAATACGATTTCAGCCGCTTCGGATATAAGGTTTCTTAACTCGCGCTCCATTTCAGCGTTAGCCTTTTGAAGAGCACGAATCACATCTTCAGCACCTTCAACTTTTATACGAGTCCTCATGTTCCGTCTAGCCATTACTGCATCTCCTTGCTTAACAGCTGTAACTCTTTCTTGGCGAATTTAGGATGGAGAACGTGCAAAATATCAAACTCCGTTCCGCTTTGTATGTGGATCGCCTTCATTGTTCGGTCAATCCCTTCACGATAACGGATTCTAATCCTCGTGGTTACTTCTGCTACCATTTGCCTGGCTGATTCATAGTCTCGACCTCGTAGTGGTTCGATAGCTGCCCATAAGGTTGTTACTTCTTGCCAGTTATCGGATGGCTGTCCTGCTCCGTCTAAATCGTTAGGACCTGGTGGACGAATAATTTTAATCCGTTTATCAAGACGGTTAACTAAAACGGTCATTAATCATCACCGCCATAACTGTACTTCAATTGAGTGGCTATACTTTGAATGGTTAAACGGATTTTATCACTTGGCTTTTCGCCGATTAACTCACGGTTTTCATACCAATCTGTAATTAGTACGAGACAATACATTTTTGCTAGATTATTGCTCTCTTCATACTCATAACCTGTTGAATTTCTTAAAAAATCCTGAGAAGCCCCAATCAACATATCGAGCGTTGAATCTTCATCATTCCCATCAATCCTCAACCACTCTTTTACTTCTGGTAAGTTCATCTGATCACCCTCAAAACAAAAAGAATAGGGAAATCCCCTACTCTCCTTGTGTGCTTACTGCAAGACCGATTTCTCCGTACACAAACGCTTCAGCATCACGCATTTTTACATCAAGACGTTCGATAGCACGTAAGAGTGTGCTGTCTGTAATAAAGCTATCGTGTGCTTCGTCAGACGCTTTAATAGATAAATTTTCACGGTCAAAGATAACAACTGCTTCTTTTAAATCACCAATGATTAAAGGTGCTTTATTAGTTACAGATGGTAAGTCTTTATTAGAAATAACTGTTACATTTTTACCAAATAATTGTTTACCGCTTGGAGACGTAATAGACGGTTGAAGTAAATATTTACCCTCTGCATCCTTTAACGTGTCTAACCAGTTAAATCCATCTTGGTTTGTCACAACCTCAGTTGTAGCAGCAAATGCAGGGTCTAACGTTACGTTCATGGCTTTCTTGATACCGTCCACATCATCGATTGCTGTTTTTGCTTTTGTACCTAATGTGGTTAATACTAATTTGTTACGTGTTACTCTTGATTCGTCTCCCACCCATTTCGTTAAGAATTGAACCACGTTAGTATCTGAATCTTTGATAGCTTCGTTGGAAGTTCGCATGAAGCCGGCATATTTTTTTGCTTTATAGCCTAATCGTGTGAATTTAGGTGTTGCTTTTTCTGGGATTTCTGCAAGTTCGTCTACTTCAATAAATCCCGTTTGTTGCGCACGTGTTTTGAATGTACGTGCACCTTCCATTGTTTTGATTGGTTCCACCGTTACTAATTTAGTTAAATCATCTTTAGATTCACGGTATTCATTGATTTTTGTCTGAATATCTTTAGGTACTGTAAAACCACCATCTTCATCAACGCTAACTGTAACAACGTTATCAATGCGGCGAGTACGTAATACATTACAAAAATCAGCTACTGGTGTCTTTTCTGTTTTCGGTTCAGGTTTTTTGTTCTCAATTACTTTTTGTGCATCCTCGAACAGATCCTTTGCAATGTCAAAATCCTTTTCAAGATTTTTAATCTCATCACGTAACTTTTCGGCTCCGTCACGGTCACCTTTATTCAGCAACTCACGTGCTTCCGCTTTTTTATTGTTGATATTCTCTAACATTTCTCTTAATTTTTTGTTCATTCTTTATCGCTCCTTTTATAGTAAATCAAGCTCCAGACTTAAATTGTCTAGTACCTGTTTATTTTGCATTTTCTTAATGACGTCTAACGTGTGCTTATTACTGTTAGTGATCGCTTTACGGTTAAAATTGACTGGTGCTAAGTTTGTCACTTGGATCGGTTCATCCTGGTACATCATCACGTCTGCAAAACCGTCCTTAATCGCTTTATTAGCCGACATCCATGTTTCATCGCTCATTAAATCCCAAATAGCGTCAGCGTCTAAGCCTGTCTTCAACACGTAAGCATTAACGATTGTCTCCTTAACAGTGTCTAAAATGTCAGCAACCTTGCGTAAGTCCTTAGCCTCGCCCCACGCACCACCTAAAGGGTTATGAATCATCATCATGCTTGTAGGCGACATGTGGATTTCATCTGCTGACATGGCGATAACAGAAGCGGCACTAAAAGCCATACTATCAATCTTGGCAATAACTTTACCGTCATGCTCTTTTAAAGCATTATAGATTGCGGCGCCTGCCCAAACAGAACCGCCAGGGCTATCAATCCAAACAGTGATGTCCTTACCTTTATGTTCCGCTAGTTGATTACGAAAGGCGCTAGGTGAAGCGTGTGGTTCCCCGAACCAGTCATAGATCCAAGCGTCTCCGTCATCTATGATTTCACCTTCAATACGTAACTCAATTAAATTCGAGCCGTCTTCTTGCTTGACGTTTTTAAAATTCCAAAACATTATTCCTCACCTCCTTCGCTGTCAACAACTGCTCCATATTGCTTACCTGCTAAGGTAAGGGGGATATAGTTGCCATTCGCATATAATCTATCTCCACCATCAGCAATTGGACGATCTAACTCGTTTCTTGCTTCATCTGGTTTGATAATGCCGTTATTAACCCCAATCGCTAACGATTCCATTTGTGTCTTACTGTCAGCCCTTAAAATCACGTTGACATTAAAGCGCCAGTAGTAGCCACTATCAATAAGCTTTTGAGATAAAAGCTTATATGTGATTTCTTCTTCGTACTGCTTGACAATAAATAAAATCGTATCAACATAAAAAGCCAAGTTCTGCGATTCTGCTGACGCGTAACTTGACTTTTGATAATCGTTTATTTGGTTTGGTTTGATCCCGAATGCTCCGGCAACCTGTAGTGCGTTGTATTTCTTCAGCTCGAAAAATTGGCTATCAGTTAGCTTAATATTGAGTGTACAAGCTTCATACCGAGTGGTACAGGAATGATTTTCCCTGCATTCTTTGAACCACTTGAAAATTCTTCAAAACCTTTAACCAACCTCTTTTTAGATTTATCATCTAATTCTCCGGTGTACTCCAGTACCGCCTTTCCTGTAAGTCCCGTCTTATAGAGATTTGTCATGAATTTTTGACTGTGAAGGTTGCCGTTTACTGTCTCTTTTAAAATGTCACGCACTGGCTTACCCTTGATTCCGTCAAACGTCATACTTGTTTTAAAGTGCATTACATTGTCGCTTGGTATAACATAAATCTTATTCGTTTTAGGGTCCGTGTACTTATACCAAAGATTATTTACTTCACCAAATAGTCCTGCGTCATCAATAACATGCTCTACGTTCTCACTTTGCATAATCCATAGATCTTTCGGCTCTACACCATTATATCGAATCCATACGTAGGCATTTCCGTGATGATTTCGGTTCATTTCTACTGTTGCCCAAAAGACGGCTGATGTCATATAAGGGTTAGGCCTAAGTTTAAGCAAATTATATAGCTCTTGTTTATCACTTTTAATAACGCCTTTATCCGTATCTTGATACATCTTCAAAGGTAACTTACCTATAGTCTCTGATAATATTTTTAAGCATGTGTAGTAGGTGGCATCGGATAATGCATCGCCTACTTTATCATCAAGACCTAACCACTCTACCAACGTCTTCCATCCTTTATTGAAATCGGCCTGCGGTTTTTCTTCGCTTTCATTCTTAAACCAGCTAAAAAATTTCAACGTCTCACCTCCTTTATGTCTACCACCCCATCATTCCTAAAAATTCTTCGGTAGTTTCATTTAAGTCCGTTACATCAACATCCTCAAATAGCATAGCAGTCGCCATGGCATTGACTAATGCTACCGTCACATCGATACGCTCTCTCGATTTATTCTTCATAGGCTTAATGTTTTCATTGCCGTCCACAGCCACGACAACGTTCCCCCAGCACCAACGTGCAAGTGGATTCTTTTCGTGACTCATATGGCCCGATTTCATCAATCGTTCGATTGTTTTCATTGCAGGGCTCATATTTTTCATGTCCTGACCAATTTCAATGACATCCACACCTTCGCGCATCAATCGTTGTGTTAACATCCGGCTATTCCATGGATCCGTTCCTATTGTTGCAATGTCATATTGCTGATTAGCTACTAGCAACTTAGCTTCTACAAAATCGTAATCAACGACATCCCCAGGAGTCGCATGTAAAAACTTTTGATTGACCCACCTGTCATACGGCACTTGGTCGCGTTTGACACGCTCCTTCATGTTATCCTCTGGAATCCAAGCATCGTGGATGAAGCGCCAATCATCAAATCCTTCTTGCGGAGGGAACAAGTAAACAACCCCAGTAATATCAGTTGTACTGGATAAATCAAGACCAGGATAACACTTCTTCCCGACTAATTCTGATAAATCCCATTTTCCTTCTGTTCGATCCCACAAGGTCAAAGGTTGCCAGCCGACACGTTTTATCGATATCCACTGATTCAACCGCAACCAACGAAAAAGACGTTCGCTTGCCTCGGAATTTCGAGCAGCTAACGCCTCACTTCTCAATGCTTCAATTGGTATTGCGTGACCGAGTGAAGGATTTACTCGGTACCAAACTTCTTCATCAAAAATATCATCATCTTCATTAATTCCATAAATCTTAACATACCAAGTAGGATCGATAAGCTCCCCATCTCGTAACTTTATGGCTTGTTCATGGATTTCCCAACCAATCGAGTTACGGTCTGGATCATCACCAGCTGTTGTAATAACCCACCATAAGGGCTCTTTACGAGTCGCGCCGGCACCGAATGTCATGACGTCCCACAAATCACGGTTTGGTTGAGCATGCAGTTCATCAAAAATAACAACTGTCGGGTTGATACCGTGTTTACTGAAAGCTTCAGCAGACAGAACTTTTAAAATAGTTCCTGTCTCAATGTTTAAGATTTCCTTTCTGCTGTCTGTTACCTTTAAAATCTTACTGAGCTCTTCATCCTGTTCAATCATTGCAACGGCTGCTTTATACACTAAGCCTGCTTGTGCTCTATCCGCTGCGCAACAATAGATTTGCCCTTGTGGGGGATCACAAACAAGATGATAAACAGATAAGCCAGCAATCTTTGTTGTTTTACCGTTCTTTTTCGGTATTTCAAGGTAGGCATATCTGTATTGTCTGTATCCTTGTTCATTTACCGTCCCGTATACGTCCCACAAGATATCATGTTGCCAATCTTGTAATATAAAAGGCTCACCGTAAAAATCATCTACCAATTTGAGCATTTGGATAAACTCAACAACCTCCATAGCTCTGTCTTTATCTATCCTAGCCATGGGTACCACGACGCTTTAAAAACTTTGCCATTGGCGACTCTTCTTTGTCACCCTCTGGCTTTTTAGGAATAGCTCGCATACGAGAAACAGGATTGAGAAAGAGACGATCTTCCAGTTTGAGCATCTTGTCCCGCACTTGATTTTGTTTCGTTATGACCTCTTTTAAATCTTCATAAACGCTTAATTTTTTGCCTATTTTCTCTTCTGATTCCATCATGGTTTTTAGTTCAACATAGAGGTCTTGAAGAAAATGTTCTTGCCCTTTCAACTGGCAATAACGATTAACGGTTGCCTGGTCTAAACCTTCCACAAATTCAATTTCTTTGTATAACTTTTTTAATCGCAAAAATTCTTTATGTGCAACAGGATCGGCTTTTGTGGCAGGTTCTTCCTTGATTGTCGTTCCTGTTTGCAACGATTTTTCCATCTTCTCCCGATGGTCTAATTCGGCTTTTGTACGTCTATCCTTGTTACCTTCTAACTTGATTAATTGGACTGGTTTAGATGGTCGTCCTGCCATCAAAATCACCTCCTCTGAAAAAATTTCATTTTGCGAAAAAAATTCACGCGAAGCTGGGGGGGCGGTCTCCATATAGAGGGGCAAAAACTTTAAAATACCCCCCTACCCCTATAAACCCTTGATCACCCGCATATTTCCTGTTTTTTCTTTTGTTTTCACCCATATTTTCTCGTTTTCACGAATGATCTATCTTTCCATGACAACTATTGCATAGACTTATCAAGTTACGTAGCACCAAGCGTAAATGCCAGCATGACTTTACTGTCTTAATATGATGGACCATATCAGCTGACTGAATGAGTTTATTTCTAAGGCAATGCTGGCACAAGTAATGGTCACGTCTTAAGGCTGCCTCTCTCGTCAGTTCCCATTCTTTTGAGAGATAAAAAGCTTTAGCCTTCTGATCACGTTTGTATCGGTCATAAAACTTATGCCGATTCTTTTTGTCCTCTTCCGCAAGATGACTATGTTCATCACAGTATTTCTCAGCGGTTAAGTTACGACAACTCGTTTTGTGACATTTTCTTTTTGGTTTATTGGCCATCTTACAATGCTGATCTCACACAAATAAATAAAGGCTTACGATCTATTACCTGTGATTTAGCTGCTAGTTTGATAGGAACGTGCCAATTATAATTTGGTTTAGGTTTATTATTCTCTTTAAGTAGTTCATATAACTCAATTACTCTTGCTTTCAGTTCCTCAAAACAATTCTTGAAAGCTTCATAAAATGCTTGCGCTACAGTCCGTGCATATTCTTCTGCTTCTTTTGAAATCATCTTCTTCATCTCCTTTTAAGAAAATAAAAAGACACCCAATCGGATGCCTTTTAATCAATATTTATTGTTATTTCTTGTCTTTCCTCATCGAATTCATTCAACGGTGTGAACACAAGTTCCAATGGATCTTCTTTGTTTTCCAGTTTATACGTTAAACTCACCTTATGCGCTCCATTCTCTGCATTAGGGAAATATACATCACTTCTATTTCTGTTTTCAACATCCCAGGCACCTGTGGTCTCTTCTAAATCATTCTCTCCCTGGTAAACTGAAAGCAAGGTAATAGACATAAACATTTTCTTTCCATCAGCAGCTTGATTCAACCAATTAAATGATACTTCTGCAAAGATGTTGTCCTCTGCTTCATAAACGTGGACTTGATTCATATTTACAGTGAATTCCCCAAATAAGAGTTGTTCATCGAGTTCAATTACTTTTTCAAGCGTTTCTTCCTGTGTTTCTGGTTCTTCTGGTTCCTGCTCAACTTCTTCTGGCTGTTCTGTTTCTACAGGTGCTGTTCCCTCTTGATTAGCGATTCCTTCTTTAGCTTGATTGACTCCTGTTATCGCACCATAGATGATTAACACAACGAAAAATGCTACAACCCAAAACCACCACTTCTTATATATTACCTTCTTCATAACCAATCCCCCTATCTATGTATAGGATTGATTATACTACCATCCCTAATAAAAGGAAATTAGATTAAAAGAGACCTTAGATGGGTTTCTAAAGGAAAGATATGATGGACTAATGCTGCCAAGGTTGTATCCCCATACCGACCTACACTTTTAACCTCAATTTACTTGCTTTGCTATTCCTTAGTCCAATGTCACATATCTAAGAGGGAGTTATATTCGCCCAACAGCGAAACACCTTGCTATATATAAGCTAACTCTGCTTTAATAATTGAATATCACAACCTATAATTTATGTGATATTAAGGGTACAAAAAGAATGTTTTTTCGTATCCTGATTAACTAATTTTAAACTTCTTCATCGCATTATCCATTGCGTCCTGATCCACTCCAATGTAACGCAATGTCTCTGCTTGGCTAGTGTGATTCAATAACTTCTGGAGAAGTGCAATATCCTTTGTTTGATTATAAAAGTGATAACCAAACGTTTTACGAAGTGTGTGGCATCCGATTTCATCCAAACCATGTGCTTCAGCTGCCTCCCTTAAAATTCTATAAGCAGTTTCCCTGACAATTGGCTTGTTGGTACCTTTGCGAGATTGAAAGAGAAATTCATCTGCTTTCATACCAGCACAATATTTTTTTAATTCTCGATGTAGATCAGGTGTAATCCGTTGGCGCTTTTGCTTCTTTGTTTTGAACTCTCTCAAACTTAGGTAATGTCCGCTAACGTCTTTGACCTTTAAATTAAGAATGTCTTTTATCCTTAATCCAGTGTTAATTCCAAGGAAGAAGAACATATAATTACGTTCACTTGCCTTTCGTAAAAACTCTCCAATATCGTGAATCTTTTTGGGATCTCTAATTGGTTGGACGAAATTCACATACCATCACACTCCTTTCGAAAATACTTCTTACCTATAGGTGGCAAAAGGGAGACAAGAATTGAACAAAAATAAAAAACCGCTAATTTGCTAGCGGTTGGCAGAATAGTGAAGTTGATTTTTTTATTTTAATCTTCTCGTCACATCTCGTTAGAATTTTATTTATTGTACCTTTCTTTACTCCAAGCATCTTTGCTGCATCTTGCCTCGAGAAACATTGACCGCGAATTAATATATAAATCTCTCGTTCTCTATCAGTTAGATTACTTAATGCTTCTTTTATGCTTTCTTTCTCATATTCTGTTATTCCAGTATGACTTGTTGTAGATTCAGCAACAAATGATTGCATGACTAGTGGATCAAGTGGCTGTTCGATTTGATATGCTGCTCTTCTCTCAATTCCTCTTCTATGACCAGGCGGCGACCTGTTTGCATCCACTCCAGAGCATACCTTAAATCGCTTGCCATACTTCCAAGATACACTTTATCTTCATCACTTGCCGTATCCTTTGCCTCCTCGACCCACTTCAATGATTGCTTATACTCCTGAACAAGATTTTGCATATCATTCCGCCCCCTAGTTTATTTTTGTCTCCATGCACCACGACGTTTGCCATATGTAGGGCGATAAGCGCCCATTAACTCCTCGATGTCTCGTCTTGAAAATGACACTGTTTTCTTTGACTTTTTGTTTTGTTTTTTTGAATCAATCATGAACATCACCCTTTCTTAAATAAAAAAGAGGACACTGAGAAATAACGTGTTAGTCGTTATCCTTCAGTGCCCTCCGATTCCGGTCAGGCTTATTAATTTTTTTGTTCTCTGTTAGATCATTTTTTGATCGTACTGCGAACTAACTAACTTTGTGAATTGATACAACATATTCAAGTAGCTGCTTCCCTAAAAACTCTGTGTAAGCAGGTGGAATCGCTTCTGCTAATTCGGCTCTATTCATCCAATCAATACCACCCATAGCAAAGCCCCAATATAAAACGATCTGCTTAGAATTAAGACCTCTTACACCGCCATTACCACAAATCGAAATACTGCCATCTTCACCTATTCCGTTTCCTGCGGAAGGTGTTTTCATTTTACTTCTGTCAATTACAGGTTCTTGCAGCGGAATATTACTTTCAAACCAACGTTCACGTTGCGTATATAAATTCTTGAATTGAGAGCCAAATAACTTAATCGGATTGATAAGCGTTGACCCTGCTACATTCTCGATAATATAGGGCTTACCTGTCTTTATCAGTAGCTCTCTAGTTTCGGGTATCAAATCTAAATGATCACCGTATTTACCGCCATTGCGCGCTTCTGACAATCCCCTCGCTTTACTATGCGCTTGACATGGTGGGCTTGCAGCAATAGCTGAAAACTGACTAATAAACTCATGATCTTTTAATATTTCAATTGCATCAGCTTGTATAAACTCAAAAGGATAATTTGGCTGCGGGTTAATATCTACGCCAACAACTTCAAACCCTGCTTTTTTGTACCCTGCTGAACAACCTCCTGCTTTACAAAACAAATCTAACAATTTAGGCTTTTTCATTTTCACAATCTCCCCTCATTTATTGCGCAGTTTCCTTCGATTATCGGTTCAGTATCAGTCCAAAATCAGACCATTATCAGTCCAAAGATTCGAACTACGACTTATTCGATTTCTAATTCCCTTTCAAAAACTTCTAATTCTTCTTTAACACCTTTGATAAATTTATCTCTTGCGATTTTGGGGGCGTAATCGAAATCATACTCTCCACAAGAAGGGCATCCGCCTTCAATCTCATGGCTTGCTTGACCTAATGTTGTCCAAACAAAGTTACATTCACGACACATAAAGAACGAACGCATAAATAATCCTTTGTAAGAAGTCATTTGTTCAAAATATTTATCCATATAAATTCCTCCTATTGTTTACTACACAGTTTCCCTCAATTTATCAGTCCAGTATCAGACCATTATCAGTCCAAATTTACGTACTGTACATTAATCAAAAACCAATCTACCTTTACTGAAAAACTGATAAAGCTTGCTATCAAACTCTTTTTTGTTCACGCACTTATAAATATCAACACTGTTTACCCTAATGGTTTCACCAATTTCATACTCAAATTTAGTCTTTTCTGGTTCGTCATTCCCAAGTACAATATATAACTCCATACAATCACTCCTTTCCTGTTTCGCTTTTTCTCTCTAAAACAATCCCATAATTATTAAAGTGAATAAAACTCCACAACCAAAACCTAAAAACCACCCTATTCCTTCTCTCATATAGTTAGTTACCTCCTTTGATGAACAGTTTCTCTCGACTATTCAACTTCTTTCTAATTTTCTTTTGTGAAATACTTAACCTCATCCACATTAAATGCTGCAATTATCTCCGAACCTTTAATATACTGTTCTGATATAGAGGATCTCTGGTTGTAAAAACGTATCAATCCTCCAGTTTCATTGACGTTTTGGCAAACGACCATGATTTGAACACCATTTTTCAACCGAATAAGGTATTTGTTTTCCATCTACTCCACTTCCCATTCCCGCTATTTGTTTATGCTAATTTTTTCTACTGCTATTGCTTACTCCGTTGTATTTTTTTAATTTCTTTATTTTCCACACGATCTACAGCACCATTAATCCAAACAATCAACTGGTCGCCAAAACCGCTTGATGGTGGATCAATTGCTGTTATTTCTCCGTTTTCTACAATCAAAATTTGTCTACTCTTAACCTCAATCTCTACAATTTGAGTTTCATTGTTTACCTGAAAATTTATACCTTTACACTTTGGCATTTCAATACCCCTCCACTTGTCTCAAATGATTAATGCGATTTTTCTTTTCATACGCTTGGACAACTTCTTCCCACGTAAAACCCCACTCGTGAACTAAATCAACAAATGATTGGAACATGTACAAGTAATCAGATACACTTCTGTTTCTTTCGAAGTATAATACATGCTGTAAAATTGTTAGGATATTTCTTTTTATATCAACATCAAAATCATTAATATTAACGGTTATAAATTGTATAGCTTTCTTTTCGTATTCCATCTCAATACCTAATGAAAGAATAAAAGATAAACAATCTGCTATCTCTTCCAAAAGCTCATCTTTACGAGGTATTTGATCATTGCTCCAAAACTTAAAAGCTCTCCATTCATTAACAGCTTCAGAAAGTTCGACAATCAATGCAACGATTTTTCCTACAAAAAGTTTAGACGCCTCTAACTCTTTATTTACAATGATTTCTGTATCTAACCCTCTTTGTTTATTAAATAGCATTCTCAAGTTCATTAAGTACTTCCTCCTCAATTACTTTTATGGTTACAATACAATCCCTACACATTTCTACGTTCTCTTGTTCTCCAGTTGTTAAATCCATTGTGACTATGGGCGCAATAAATGTTTTTTTAACTCTAGTTTCACAAAAAGGACAAATCACCTTAATACCTTCCCTCGAGGTACTCAATGACTTCCATTTCTTTAAACCAATGACGAACATTTTCTTCAATTAACATACGGATTGGTTTTTGTCTGTCTCGATACTCACTTAGGATGACTATCGCAGATGTCCAATCGCCTTTATGACATCTCCATATCGCTAATCCTACATGCTCCCATAGTTCACACTGATAATCTTTCTTTCTGTCCTTACCGCAATAATTGTTTTCTTCTGGAGATAGTGCGTCGGCTGGAATAATAGCTAAAATCTCACAAAACTTTTGCCCGTTATGATTCTTTCTCCAAAAAGCTCTTGTCTCATCAAAAGAATTCTTGAAGATCGATAGCTGCATCATTCATTATGCCTCCGATCCAAATTCACGAATTTTCCATATTCTTTAATAAAGGCCGCTTCGACTGTTCCGATTGGTCCATTTCTCTGCTTAGCAAGAATAATTTCAATGATATTTTGATTTTCAGATTCCTTATCGTAATAATCGTCACGATAAAGAAAAGCTACAACGTCAGCATCCTGCTCAATGCTTCCGGACTCCCGAATATCAGACATCATTGGACGTTTATCTTGTCTGGACTCAACACCTCGGGATAATTGCGACAATGCAATTACTGGCATGTCCATCTCTCTTGCTAAGGCTTTTAAGGACCTTGAAATCTCAGAAACCTCTTGTTGCCGATTTTCTTTCCCTTTTCCACGGATAAGTTGTAGATAATCAATGATGATAAGGTGATCTTTATCTGGATACTTCCTCTTAATTTCTCGCATTCTTGAACGTATGTCACTGACCGTCAATCCTGCATCATCCACTATTTCTAAATCCCATTTCTCCATACCGCTAATTGCATTAGTGGCCTTCCTATAATCTTCGGAAGAAAAGAGCTTTGATGGATTTTTCCACTTTTGACCGTCGATATTCCCTTCTGCACTTAAAAAACGGAAGGCTAATTGAACATCTTGCATTTCTAAAGAGAAAATGGTTGTGACTCCGCCTTTACGGCAATTGGTACCGCCCATATTTAGCGCAAAGGCTGTTTTACCGATTGAAGGCCTTGCAGCAACAATAATAAGGTCCTGCTTCTGCCAACCACCAGTCATCCGATCTAATTCAAATAATCCGCTTGGTATTCCGGTTAATTCTGCTTTAGGACTATGAATTCGATCAACGACATCCATTAAAATATCTTTTTTCGATCTATACTTTTTCTTTTTGGTTAGCTCCATAATGGATTGAAGATCTTCAACTAACTCTCCTATTCCTTCATCACTCGAAGACTCTGTGAATGTCTTAGCTTTTTTGCTCGCCTCTCTGATTCGAAAGGCCTCCAAAACAAGTTCTTCGTGGTAAACAAAATTGGCTGTAGTTGCTACTGAATTGGATAAATCAACAATATATTCAAATCCACCAGTGTTAACCAACGTCTCTCCCAATATCGTTACGAGATTAATTGTGTCTACAGGCTTTTCGCTTTTTTCAAGATGTCTCATGGCTCTGAATAGAATTTGATGGCGTCTTTCGAAAAAATGCTCTTGATCAAGCGAGCATTCTTTAATTAATTCTGGGTTTATCAGAATCGATCCAAGCACCGCCTGTTCAGCTTCACGTGCAATTTCACTCATGACATATCACTCTTTTCTAATAGAGCTTTTAAACTCGACTCGAACCTCTTTTTTTGTTCATTCGTTGGTGGATTTTCAGCTGCTTCCCTTTCAAACCGAGCTAACTGTAATAAGACTTCATTTTCTTTCTTTGGATATTCTGCGATTTCAGCGATCGTTGGCGGGTAAGGACTACTCACGATATGATGATTGAGCTTGTCCATAACCCCTTTAAAATCTAATGGTAAAAGTGCTGGAATTAATGCCTTTAATTTACGTTCGGTTAATTTGTAGCTCGGGTAAACTTCATGAATCGTATAAAGTATTTCTGTTGCCTCTGCACTTGTCATTAACCGAACTCACCTCTTCTCGCTCTTTCCAGAAGGTCATCGACACCTTCGTTAGCGTCTTTGGTATCTTTTTGAAAGGATTTATCGGCAGCTGAGATATCACTAACAGTTTTAATGTTTTGATTAACCCATTGTTTTAAGATGCCTTCCGCATAATTCCACTTTTTTTGCTGTTTTAAGGCTTTTTGTATGGCTTCAATAACTAACTCTGAACTGGTATCATCAATCCACTGTGCCAATGAATCACTTATGTATGGATTCAAGACACCTAAATTAGATTCATAGAATTGAAAAACGACGGCGAGCTCTTGTTGTTTTTCTTTTTCTTTTTCTTTTTCTTTTTCTTTTTCTTTTTCCCCCCGTAACGGCTCCGTAACGGCATCCGTTACGTAATAAGGTTCGTATAATTCTTTAATTGTTGGGTTAATAACATTTCTTCCTACATACTCAATTAACGATTTATCTTTAACCTCGGTTAATTCTTTCGTTACGCAATTTATCACTGGTGTACCTCCACGAATAAAGTTGTACTTCCCCCAGTTTTTAATTGCGAGCTCTCGTGTTTCATTGTTATAACGCATAATTTTATGATGATTAATAAATCGGTCAAAAAGAGCATTTACGCTTTCGATTGAATAGCCCGTTTCAAATGCCACTAGTTTCTTAGTAACCGGATAAATACCGGTTTGTGTTACCTGCTGGTTGGTTAAAATATAAATAAAGAAAAACTTATCTTCTGGTGTCATTTCCTCGACAACCTTTGGATCATTCCAAAATTCTGTGTGTATAATTCGATATTTAGCCATAATCGCACTCCTTTAGCTTTTCCTAAACAATGTTGCTCTTTCAGGTTGTTTTGTACTTCTACTCTTAGGTGATCTTGATAAAGGGCGTTCGTGAGTTACTTTTTCGCACACGGCATATCTCCCTTCCATGTGCGAAAACTTCAACTCAGGGTGATACTTTTTTACAAATCCTCTTGCATATCGTTCTGTATTCAAAGAGTAATAGATTTCAGGTAACGTTATGGATACCAGCAATAAAACCGCTCCTTAACTCGCCTCATTTGCTAAAAATTTATTCACAAAATAAATTTGACCTTTACCTGTAACTTTCGGTGTGCGAGTTGTCCGAATCGAACCATCTGGATTGTTAATCACTCGCTTCTTAATCTCGAATAGACCAAGATCCATAGACTTTTGTGTTGGTAAATTGAAGGACTCTCCTTTTTTCCGGATGAGATATCCTTTCTCTCTCAACCAGTCGAACAAGCGATTTTGACCAATCTCAATTCCATTTTGTTTTAAGATTTTCGATAACTCGCCGATTAGAACTGACGACTGTGAGACTTCAACTGCATTTGCAAATAACACTTTTGGTTGATTTTCTTTGGCTTTAGCTTCCAACGCTAAACGTGCTGCGCGTTCTTCTTTTAATTTGGATGCAACTTCAATTAAAAGGTCTGGATTATCCAGAAGCTCATCTTTTGCGTACATGCCATGTTTCCGGATGGATGGGAGTACATCGTGAGTGACCCATCTTTTAAATTTCTTCAAACCATCAACTCGATTCTTATATTCTTGTTCTGAAACAGTGCTTTTCTTTTGTGGTTGCATACTGAATAGAAGGGAATATAAACCAGACTCATTAACAACAGTAATTTGTTGGGTTCCTCCGGGGGTAGACAAAGGTGTCACACCCTTTTCATCCTCGTCTAACCTTGATATTGACCTCCTATAATGTGTATCACCAAATACCTCACAAACATCTTTAGCAACAAACCAAACTTCCTCGCCTTTCACAACTGTTCTTACTTCACTTTTACCGTAATTAAATACTTTGGTTAATTGATCCACTGCACTTCCTCCTAGATTATTGTGTTATACTGAGTGTGAATATTTAATTATTCAATCAATCAAGACCTCTTACGCCCCAACGTTTGAGGTCAATCCTTTATACTTTCTTGTGACAACATAGAGAGGTTTTTTCAAACGTCTTGCCACGTGAGCTAGTCCATAAATGGGTACATGAGCAAGCAAGTATATTTCTTCTTCTTTTGTCCACTTCCCCTCGTTGGGCGCAAGCCAATTTCCTAGATCACTCAAAACCTTATAAACACCACAATAAGTTCTACAATATGCATCTCTTACCGTGCTTAGATTTTCTAAATACTTTACCTCTAGACACTTATTACAATGTTGATCAAGAATAATGCCAGCAGCTCTAATAAGATTTTGATTTTTCTTCATCTCTTTCACCTCCTTTAATTGATAAAATCTTTAACTGCTACAAAGGCAATGAACAAAACGGTAACTATAGCTGCAAGAACTACTTTACTTTCATCTGTAAGTTTCATAAGTTAATAGCCTTTCTAAGCAGTTATGTATTTCCCTAAATGCTTCATTTGAAAATCAATTCGAGTCTGTTCAACTCGATCAGCTAATTTACGCAATCCCTCAGAACCATCTCTACCTTTGCTGTATGTTCTTAATGCTTGTACAATGTAAATCATTTCTTCACTGTCAAAAAGATTGGTGTTAGACTTGACTAGGTTTGTAACTTGATCAAACCTTTGCTTTTGGCCAGCGTCTAATTTTGACCTGTGACTATTCATTGCTTGAATAACTTGCATTCTTTGAATGATAGTGAATTTTACGGTAGCTTTCATAATTTGACCTCCATTTTTATAGTTTGAAAGTTTTTGTCAATTTTTTGTCTCATTTGAGTTAACTCGACATTTAGAACAACTTTTCGACGACATTTTTTGCAACAATGTCCAAAAGAAAGTCCTCCTGAGAGGAAAGTTTTTATTAAAAGCATTATTCATCATGTTCTTTTAAATCGTAATAACCTTCATCAACATAAAATTTCTGTATTGCATAAGAGACAACACCATTACGATTTACTTCAGGTTCTTCCTTTTGTGACTCCGCTACGATAAAATCGAGGCTTTCAACAACAGAAGTTGGAATAGTGACTTGAATAGATGTTAAATGACCTTTTTTAATATCTTTCATTTCTTTAAACCTCTCTTTTCAATTAAAATTTATGAGAATTACCAAATGACAACCCCGGCCAATCTCCTCGATCGACATAACCAACAAGTGTCAAATCTTTTTCTTTAGCTGGTGTACCTAAACGATCCATAAAATCTAAACCACTTTTTAAGGCTAGCGGACGTAATTCTTCTTTGCTGACAACCCTAGGAGTGAAAACACACACTTTCATTCGACCTTCTTTATGGTCGATCACACATTCATACCTTCGTTCCACGATTATGCCCCCTCGTCAGTGATCTCATTTAATGCTATTTTGAATTGTTCTTTATTAACACGCCGCCTGTTATATTTAATACTTTCAGCTATTTGAACAATTTGGTTATAGTCAGCAGTAAGAATATCTAAATTCTTTTTAATTTCTGTAGGTTCATCAGTTGACAATAAAAGCATCCAGCCACCAATTGAATTACGCATAAAATTCTTAATCGTATGAACACAGACATAATCTCGATATTCACCATGCTCAGTTAGATAATCAACCTCTTGGCTAACATCAAGAAATAATCTATTTTGACAAATTGGTGCGACTTGTTTTTCCACTTTCTTAAGCCTCCTTTATATCAACTTCCTCTTCATGTTTGAGAAAATTCTTTTTCGCTGCTTCATTATTGATGCGCTCTTTTTCTTCGTCAGATAATGAGTTCCAGATTGCCCATCCTGCTTGATGGTGTTCGTATATGATGCGTTCTTGTTCTTCATCAGACATTGGAGTGGGAGCCACAACATGAACTGTTACTTTTCCATATTTTCTTGTCATTGCATATTTTTGTTCTTTCATGGATGTATCACCTCTAAGTCCATGTCTATGCTGTAAAAGATAGTGGACTACCCCTTTTCTTCACAATCAATTTGTAATTCTTCATCAAGCAAGTTATTGATATTGAGGAGCATTTCAGATATCTGTTCATTTGAATAGTCTGAATCTGGATCACTCAAAAAATATGCAGCTTCGAGTACTCTTGTTTTAATTTCTGAAAGTGCAAGTTGTTTACGGATGTTCATTATTTCTACCCCTCTCGCACATAATAAAAGACACTAATAAAACCTCTCTAAATTGCTGTTTTAGAAATTTTTTTCACAAAAAAAAGTTCGTCTATGTTGCATTTTAGAACGGTAGTCAAAACCGGCAAATGATTGGCTTTAATTTTATATTCTCCTGTTTCATACTTCAAATACGTTGAAGCATTCTTAAACCCCATGTGAGTAGCCATTTCTTGCATTGTAATACCAAGTTCGCAACGACGATTTTTGAGAAATTCAAGATTAATTAGGTTCATGGTGTGCCTCCTCTCGATTTCTGTTTTAGCAATCTTATAAACCTAATAATAAATTGCTGTTTTAGAAATGTCAAGGCTCTTAGATAAAAAAATTTCTAATTTAGAAACTTGTTTTATTTCCATTATGGAAAAGTGATAAAATGAAATAGGTATACATAGGGGAAGAGGTGATTACGTTGCATATTGGTCAGCTAATTGAGAAGGAAATGGATAAAAATGAATGGACACAAAAACAATTAGCAGAGAAAGTTAAAATGAACACAAGTGTATTAAACAGGATAATAAAAGGGAAAAGACCAGTTGACCAAGACGAGATTGTAGCGTTTTCTAAAGTTTTTGGTGTAACGACTGATTATTTGCTCGGGATATCTGGCCATCCAGACGTAGGAGTTGGCAAAGACGGTCAGTTAGAAATACAATTTCCTGAAAAAGTAGACAGTTTTGATCCAGCAGAAATAAAAAAAGAATTCGATTCACTCGCTGAGATAAATAAGATCATCGATGAACTAGGAATAGAAGGTATGTTTTTTAACGATATTGAGGCGTGGAAAAATTTCACACCAGAAGATGTGGAGGATTTACGGAAGCATTTCGAGTGGATCGCACACAGAGCGCAAGAGCGGAATAAAGAGAAGAAATGACAACAAGACACGCATGATAGAGGGCGTGTCTTTACTTCAATATCCACTTCAAATAATTCCATATTCTTGTTTTAATTCCCAAATTCATAACACTTGGAGGTAAAAATGGCTAAAACTAAAGATTTTTTTGTTGATCGTAAGGAGCAATCAAGGATTAAGACTAATATTCTATTAAAATATTTTAATGCTTGGTCCAAAATATTAGTCCCGCGTTCAAGAACTGGAAAAATTGCATACATAGATTTGTTTAGTGGTCCTGGTAAATATGAAGATGGTTCACCTTCAACTCCTCTTTTAATTTTAGAAAAATGTATAGCTGAACCAGCTCTTGCGGAAAGTCTTGTTAGTATTTTTAACGATGCAGATAAAGAAACTTCGGAGCAGTTAGAAAAAAACATCAGTGAACTTCCCGGAATCTCTAATCTAGAACATACTCCAGGTGTTTTAAATTTAGAAGTAGGAGATGAAATTGCATCATTATTTGCGAAAAAGAATTTAATACCTACTCTCGCATTTGTAGATCCTTGGGGATATAAAGGTTTAACTACAGGTTTAATCAATAGCCTAATTAAAGATTTTGGTTCAGATTGTATCTTCTTCTTCAACTACAATAGAATAAATATGGGAATTAATAACGACCTTGTTCAAGAACATATGTCTAATCTGTTTGGAAATGAAAGGTTAGCGGAAATGAAGAAACGGGTAAAGACTTTGGAAAAAGAGGAAAAAGAACTCTTTATTGTAAACGAGTTAGCTGAGTCTTTATCTGACGAAAGAAAAAATCTAGTTCTGCCTTTTAGATTTGTAGATGAAAATAAAAATAAGACAAGCCATTATTTAATTTTCGTTTCTAAACATGAACTTGGATACACCATCATGAAAGATATTATGGCTGGAGAAAGTACTATGCAAGATGATGGTGTCGCTAATTTTTCTTATATTCCAGTAAAACATATTACTAAACACACAAACGTCCAACTAGACTTATTGGCCAGTTATGAACGTAAATTAGATAGCTTAGGAAGTGATCTTAAGGAAATATTCTCAGGGAAAACTTTGAGTGTGAATAGTATTGTTGAGAGACACCACATCGGTACACCTTTTATTAAAAAAATTATAAAGAAGCTATTAGACGATTAGAGGAATTGGGCGAGGTAACTTTAGACCCACCAGCCAATAAAAGACGAAAAAGAAAAGGGATACTAACTGTTGGTGATAAGGTGAAAGTTACTTTTTCGTAAGAACGTTAGTTCTATTTTAGTTACAGATCCATTATATTAAGATATAATATTCAGAGAGGTGATATAAATGGCTGGAAACTCCAGTATCGAATGGACTGAGTCTACTTGGAATCCCGTCACTGGTTGCACTAAAGTCTCTGAAGGTTGTAAAAATTGTTATGCCGAAGCAATGGCTAAAAGGTTAGTCGCGATGAAAAACCCCCGTTATATTAATGGATTTAACGTAACTTTACATCATGACTTAATAAATAAACCATTGGAATGGAAGAAACCTAGAAAGATCTTTGTGAATTCTATGTCTGATTTATTTCATGAGGATATACCGCTTGATTTTATAAAAGATGTTTTTGAAGTGATGAATAAAGCATCTCATCATAACTTTCAAGTATTAACAAAACGTCCGCATAGAGTAGCTCGAATAGCACATGAGCTAAATTGGTCACATAATATCTGGATGGGAACTAGTATAGAAAACGAAGATGTTTTATTTAGATTACACCATCTAAAAAAAATCCCTGCAGCAGTTAGATTTTTATCTTGTGAACCTCTATTAGGTCCATTAAGCTCACTTAACCTAGATGGTATCCATTGGGTAATTGTTGGTGGTGAATCAGGAATAGGCGCTAGACCAATGAAAGCTGATTGGGTAAGAGAAATCCGAGATCAATGTGAAGTACAAAATGTAGCATTCTTCTTTAAGCAATGGGGAGGAGTTCAAAAACACCGTCATGGTAGGTTGCTAGATGACAAAACATATGACGAGTTCCCAGAAGTAGCTCTAACATAAGCCCAATAATTGGGCTTTTTCTTTTTATTGTAAAACAGAACATACATTCGTATAATTAGTACTAAAGGAGTGTGTGTTTTATTGGAAACTTATTACAAACCTACTAGCTTAGAATCATGGATTTCCCTTAGATATAGGCAAAAGAACATAGTAACTCCTGACGATCTAGTCGAGGATAAAATTTGTTTTGCCTATAACATCTTTCTAAAACGTTGGGCAAAACCTTCCCATTCCATAGAAACTGGAAACTTTAAAATGATTTCAATCGACACCTCGATCGATTATTATAAACAGAGAGAAGAATTCTACCATGAGCTATGCCATATTCTCAGGCACGCAGGTAGACAAATCATGATGCCTAAAGCTTTCCGAGAGTTGCAAGAGTGGGATGCAAATAATTTTGTGAAATACGCTGCTATTCCACTTCATATGTTACGAGGTTTTGATTTTACGGACTCTAACATAATATCTATAATGTCAGATTCATTTAAAGTAACCCCTCAACTCTGTGAAGAAAGACTTCTCAAAATCAAGAATAATCTATACTACAAGGAGGCTTTCAATGGAAAAAACAGCAATGTATTTACGTAAGTCTCGCGCTGACATTGAAGCGGAAGCGCGAGGTGAAGGTGAAACGTTAGCGAAACATAAAAAAGCTTTGTTAAAGATTGCTAAGGAGCAAAATATAAATATTACCAAAATCTATGAGGAAGTCGTTTCTGGTGAGAGTCTTATGCACCGGCCACAAATGCTCGAACTTTTAAAAGAAGTCGAGAATAAGCATTTTGATGCCGTTCTTGTTATGGATATGGATCGCTTAGGACGTGGGAATATGAAGGAACAAGGTCTTATCTTAGAAACATTCCAACAGTCCAAAACCAAAATCGTTACACCTCGAAAAACTTATGATTTGGATAATGAATGGGACGAAGAGTACACAGAGTTCGAAACATTCATGGCAAGAAGAGAGTTGAAACTCATAACCAGACGTATGCAAGGAGGACGTATAAGATCAATAGAAGAAGGCAATTATATTGCTACTCGTCCTCCTTATGGATACACGATCAAAGAATTAAGCAACGGGAGGACGCTCGAGCCGCATCCAGAACAAGCACCAATCGTGAAAATGATCTTTGAATGGTACACACATGACGATCCAAAAGAACGGATTGCTACATCAAGAATCGCAAACAAGCTAAACGATTTTGGATATGTAACGTACACGGGAAAGCCTTGGCAAAGCCATTCGGTTCTAAATATTATCAAGAACGCTGTGTATGCTGGACGTCTTCAGTGGAAGAAGAAAGAGCAGAAGAAGTCAAAAGAACCCGGAAAAAGACGTGATACGAGAATGAGAGATAAAGAAGAATGGATAGATGTTGAAGGAAAGCATGAACCGCTTATTTCTATGGACACTTACCAAAAAGCGCAGAGCATATTGAAGAAGAAATATCACGTTCCATACCAGCTGCAGAACGGTATCAAGAATCCATTAGCCGGCTTAATCAGATGTAATCATTGCGGATCGTCGATGATACTAAGGCCATACGCTAAGCAAGCATCACATCTAATGTGCTACAACAAACTTTGTGATAGCAAAAGTACTCGCTTTGAATATGTAGAACGTCACTTAATTGTTGCTTTACATGACTGGTTAGAATCATTTAAAGCAGAGTGGGAAAAACAAAAAGCTGAAACCTCCGTTGTGGATGATGGTGAAGATATTAAAAAGAGAGCTTTAACTAACCTTCAAAATGAATTAAACGAACTGGAAAAGCAAAAGAATCGTTTGCATGATCTTCTTGAACGAGGTATTTATGACGAAGAAACTTACTTGGATAGATCAAAACATGTCTCTGATCGAATCAGCGAAGTAAAGACTCAAATAAAAAAGATTGAGAAAGAAATTAAAAAGGGCGAAAATCAAAAACTTAATGAAAAAGAATATATCCCGAAAGTGCAAAAGGTTTTGGACTTGTACTTTAAAACAGATGATCCTGCTCAAAAGAACGCACTGCTTAAAACTGTAATTGAAAAAGCCACGTATAATAAAGAAAAGCACCAGCGCGGAGAAGACTTCACACTAGTGCTGCATCCAATTATATACCCTCACAGATAACGTGTGAGGGTTAATTCATTTCCTTCTTTGTCCGTCCCAATCGGATCATGAAGAGATACATCCTTCTTAACCTTCTTTAAGGCTCTCAGGTGCATAAGAATTTCATTTTCTATACACCGAGCTGCATAAGTTGCCAGCTTTGTCCCTTTTCCATCAGAATAGCTTTCTATTGCTTTGATTAACCCAATTGTTCCAATGGAGATTAGATCTTCAGTATCTTCCCTTGTATTCTCAAATTTCTTTACGATATGTGCCACAAGCCGTAGGTTATGTTCAATTAGAAGGTCGCGTGCTTCTTCATCACCCTCCTGCAT